TCTCGATCGCCTCCCCCTCGCTCGGGTCGGCCAGCGCGGCCCAGTCGTTGGCGTCCGTCCAGTAGATCACGGAGTGCACCATCGGTGCCGTCGCGCCGACGTAGTCGGGATCGTTGTTGGTCGAGCGCACGAACATGTCATAGGCCGTCCGCTCGAGGTCGGGCGGCACCAGCAGGATGCGCGGCGCGATGCCCAGGCGCTTGCCGGAGTTGGCCTCGGTCTGCTTCATCATCGCCAGCCGCGCAGCCGCCCAGCTGTTCGCGGACAGGGCAGTCGAGCCCAGGTTGTTGTGCCCTGCCGAGAACCAGGCCGTGGAGTCCTCATCCACGTTCGGGTTCGTGCGCACGAAGTCGAAGACGAACTCATACAAGGTCCGCTTGGCCGCATACGCCAGACGCTGCGGGATCTGCCGCACCATGCCCACGTCGTCATTCTTGATCGCCTCGAGCGTGATCGTCTCCAGGCCGCCGCGCTTGGTCGGCGCGTAGCTCGCCTTGACGTCAGTCGGAGACGTCAGGGCCGCGTATGCAGCCCCTTGGTTGACGGTGGGCAGGCTGCCGTAGCCCCCCATGCGCGCAACGTCTCGGGTCCTGAAGTCACGCAGCGGCTGCACCGTCACCGCGCGGCGCCAGAAATCGTAGGTCGTGAGCGCAGCGTAGTCCTGCTCCAGCCGGCGCGAGAGGGCGTTGCCCAGCGCGTCGTTGAGCGCGGTGGTGTCGAGCGCTTCCGCGAACCGCCCGCCCATTGCCTCGCGCAGCCGCGTGCGGTCGCACTCGGCCACACGTCCTGTCACGTAGCGATCGCCCGTGAACTCTACGTAGCACTCCCGCACCGAGTGCGTCTTCCCGGCGAAGAAGTCGTCCCACATCTTGTCCATCTTCGCGCGGCGGTCCTCAGCGCGCGCGCCCTCGCCGAAATCCAGCGTCGGCTTGCCACTCTCCACAAATCGGCCCAGGTACTCGCGCTCCGCCTCGATCAGCCGCGTCGCGTCCTCCACCCCGTAGCGCTCGCGCGCGTCCAGCGCCGCGAGCACACGATCCTTGGCCGGGCCGGGGAGGTTGCTCTCCCGCACACGCGCCCGCGCCTCCGCCCGGGCCTCGGCCAGGCGCACCGCCTCGTCCACAGATGCCGCAGGTGCGGCAGCGGTGGCGGGCGGCTGTGCCGGCGTCGCCAGCTCTGCCACCGCCTCCGCGTAGCGGGTCTCCAGCTCGTCCTCGCTCAGCGCCTCAAAGTCGGCCACCTTGGCCGACGTCTTGGGCGCCTGCTTGATCTTCGCAATCATGCGCTCACGCATGGGGTCGGTCTCCTCACGTGCCTCGACGAGCCGCACGAATGCTCCGCCGGCGCTCGGCTCGACTATGACGTCGACGGACAAGATCTTGGTGATGCGGGTGGCCTCGCGAAACGTGCGCCCGCCCTCTGTGCGCGGCATGCTGCGCGCATACGCGTCGATCGACAGCCCCACCAGGTCGCGCTTGCCGCGCCTCCACGCCTCGGCCAGCAGCGGGCGGATGGGCGCAGACTCCAGGAGATGCAGCGTGCCGCGCACCTCGCCCGTGTCCGGCGACTGTCCCGGCACGAATCGCGCGCTGCCCACCCAGCCCACGATGTTGCGCACGTCCTTGGCCGCGCCCTTCAGGTGCTGCTCGTCGCTCTTCGCGAACACCCTGACGCCCTCGAACAGCGGCGCCGCCTCGCGCAGCACGTCGTCTGGGTAATAGTTGCCGTTGCGCGATGCGCCCGCGCGGATCAGCACCACCTCCCACTGCGTCCCCGCGTCGTCCGCCTCCAGGAACGCCGACTCCACCGCACCATCCCCGGCCCGCGCCTCCGGCGCGTCCTTCGGCAAATACGTCACAGTGTCGTATTTGCCCGCCGCCTCGCCCTGCACACCCGTCTCCGGCATCACCGGCGTCACGCCGTCGCCTTGTCGGCCTTGGCCTCGAGCTTTTGCCCCGCGGTCGTCACTACCACCACGCGACCCTCGTCGGGGTACTCCGCCCAGTCCAGCACATCCGAGGTCTTGATCCCCACCGCCTTGGCCACCTGGGCTTTTGTGAGCTTAGATTCCTGTGATGCGATGCGCATAAGCGCCACGCCTCCATCGTCTAGTGGTCAACGCCTCGCACCTTTGCGAGGTGTGCGTACTTTGCCCGCGCAAATGCAAGGCTACAAAGCATCCCACTACCCTCTCAGCGTGGGATTCGGCCGCGCGACTTGAGCGCGCGCGCGAGCTCCGCAGACACCGGCCGCGTCGTGGGGTTCGCCATCTCCCAGCGCTCCATGTAGGGCAGGCTCTCGCACCCGCAGTTGATCGTCTCCGCCGCCGGCGCAGACGGGTCGCGCGGGTACATGATCGCAACGCCGTTGCCGAGGGTGTAGGGCTCATCGATCTCGCGGATCTGTCCGTCTATCGCCAGGTGCATCGGGCGCGGGTGCACCTTGTCAGAGTGGCGCCACTGCTTTTTGAGACCCGGCACCTGCGCCTTGGCCGCGAGCATCCGCTCCTGCGCCGCCGCGCTGAACGCACGCCCGAGCTCCGTGCGCACGATCGTGATGGCCCGCTCGCGCTGCCCCCCGAAGATGCGGGTCAGCGCGTTGATCGCGTCCCCTGGCGACTGCGCCCCGATCAGCACCAGGCCCAGCTCGGTGTTGATGCGGTTGGCAATGGTCACGGAGATGTCCCTGATGCGCCCCGTCATGAACGTCTGCATCGCCCTGAGCTGCCGCGTCGAGATCCCGGGCAGTTGCGCCACCAGCACGTCGCCGCCCGCGCGCGCCACCGCGCTGTCCACCAAGGCCTGCCCTGCATCCCAGCTGCGCTGCGCACCGGATACCATTGCCGCCGAGGCAGGCCTTTCGAACTCCGCGATCTTGGCCGCGATCTCGCGCTGCAGCTGCGGCAGCGCCCAGCGCTGATAGTCCGTCGGCTGCCCAGCCAGGATCTGCCGGATGCGGCTCTGCGCCAGGCGCAGCAGCCGCACGATCTCCTTGGCCGTCTCCTGCTGGATGCGCGTGCGGGCGGCGAGGGGGCGCTCGGTACCCGCCACGCTAGCGCCCCTGCGCCGCGCCGCGGTAGTAGTTCTGGATCGCGCCCGGCGTGGGCCGGGCGCCGAATGCGCGGCCGTGGAAGTCCACCAGCCCAGATCGGTCTGGCCGGCAGAGCTCCCAGTAGTCCGGATTGTGCACGCGGCCCGCGGCGTCAATCCTCGGGTCGTCGTTGCGGAACGTCACGGCGCCCGCTGGGACGTTGGTCATCGCGCTGTTCGATATGCGGGCCGCATAGTTGTCCGCGAAAATCTGCGAGCCGGCCGCTGTAGAGCCTGCGTGCATGGCCCGCTCGGCCCCGTCTATGAGGTTTCCCCCCAGCGTGACTTTGCCGGACTGCAGCGCTGTCGTGTAGTAGACCCCGTACCGGGTTACGTTGCGGATCGTGTTGCGCAGCACGCGCACGTTGCTCATGTCCGGCGTAGACGCCCCTGTGACGGTGCCGATGTAGTAGCCATGCCGGCAATCTTCGATGAAGTTGCTGTAGTGCAGGCTGTTGATCGCCCGGTAGATCGCGATCCCCATCGCCGTGTACTCCGGGTTGTCAGCCCGGAACACGTTGCGCCGGATGCGATTGCGCGCAACCACCGTACCGTCGTTCCACTGGTCGTCGAATATGCCCACGCCGTCGCCCACCGACGTGCCGTTCGAGTACGCTTCCTCGCAGTCGTTCTCCGCGATGACCAGATCCTTGTTTGCGCCGGTCCAAATGTTCCCCAATGTTGAGTTTCGGGAGTTTCGCAGCAGCCTGTTTCCTGTAATGCGCACCCCGCGGGCTGCGCCAGGTCGCGCGCCCTTGAGGTAGATCCCCACAACCCCGTTCTCCTCGGCGACCACGCGCGTGATTTCGACCCCCTCCAGGCGCCGCACCGGTGGCGTGGTGTTCGCGGGGTCTGTGAGGGCTGTCCAGTTTTCGCCATTGTCGACGATGTAGACGCCGCCCGTGCGGTTGCCTACCGCCCGCACACTGTCTACCAAAAAATCTCGCCAGGCGCCGTTGTTTTTGTTAAGGAGGATCTGGTACAGGATGCCGCTGCCATTGAAGAGCCCGCCCCGGCCGTTGTAGCTGTAGTCCCCGCCAATCACATGGACGCGCTCCCACGTGTACGTCGGATCGTCGCTCGTGGGGGAGAATGCGCGAAGACCATCCGCCCTGTTGTAGCGGGAGACACAGTCGAGATAGTAGATGCCTGTGCGGTTGAAATAGGGGACGCCCACAAAGCCCACGC